CTGGATGTAGGAGGGGTAATTCTTTGCAACTCTGATGAACAGCTCATCATCAGGTACATCCTTGTAGTCAGGATACTTCGCCCTGACCTTGCCAACGAAATCCCCCCTCTTCATTTTACAGAATGCCTAATTCATCTTCGGCGGAGCCAGTGGCACCAGCCGCGCCCCCAGCGTCAGCCTTCTTGTAGTCCCAAAGCCCTATGGCCTCGCCTTGGAGCTTCAGCTTTCTGTTTGATAAATACTCAAGCCCCTCAAGCCTCGCAATCGTCGCAGAGTCCAGCCTGAAGAAGTCGCTCGGGTCGGGAAGTGCATCAGCCAACATCTTCTGCTCCATCTCACTCATCGCACCCGGGCCAACAATCAGTAACCTCATCTGCCCCTTCATCATCGCGATTCGCTCGTTGACCTTCGCCTTGAACTCCCTATCCAAAAGCCTCTGCTTAAAGAATGAGGCATCCTTTGTCATGTCGATCAGGTACCTAGCATCCTCAACGATCCCCTTGGCGCTAACAAACGCAGTGTTAAACTCCTTTGCCTGCCCCTCGCTTGGTGCATTCTCGTTTTTGAGAGTCAACTCTGGGTCAGCCTCTGCGTACTTGGATGCGGTCGGAACATAGGTTGGGAGGTCTCTGGGGTTCTCGAAGGTCACCGTCTCCTCACCCGTCTTTTGGTTCACTGACCTTGACTTGACCCTCCAGCCTTGAGGTGTTGAAACCCTGCCTTTCGCTTTCTTCACAAAGGTGCCGTCAATGTTGTAGCCCAGCTCCTCACCGTCTGCTGTGATTACCTCTGTCGCAAACTCCTTCAGCTTCGGATACTTCTCGCTGATCATGTTGATTGCCTGCCTCCTGTCCTCTGGGGTGAGGTCGTACTGGGCGAGGGCATCAATCAGCGTGGCCCTGCGCTCATCCATTGAGGCGGCTGGTGTGCCTCCAGTTACTAAAGACCTGTCAAGGGGCTGATCTTGAGGTGCGATGTCATCGTCCCCGTAGGTTTCGTACCCAACCAGCCTCTTCTCAACCCCCTGCGGAGCTGGCGGGGCCGTGACATAATCTCGGACGGCTTCTGGTGATATGGCCGGGGCGGGAACATCGTAAGGCTCAAGCATCTCCTCTTTGGGCGGAACCAGCCAAGGGTGATCAGATATAAGAGACGCTTTTTCGCCCCGTTTTTTGGCGAGGTCTCTCTTGATCTCGGAAGCGGACGGCTGTGCCGTGCCAAACCTTTTGTCTCGATTTTCCTCGTATGACTCAAGGTCTGGGTCTCCATCAAAATATCTTTCCAAACCTCTTATACTTCTGTTAATGGAATTGTATTCCCTGAAGGCTTCTTGATCCTTGGGAGACCCCCCCATTCCCCTCAAGGCGCTCTCGCTCAATAGCCCAATGCTTCTCGGCCTTCTTGGCCTTGGAGCTGGGGGCTCCGCTTGCCCTGCTTTGAGCCACTCAGCGTCATCGACTCGCTGCCTCTCTACTTCCTCAAGGTAAGGGTTCCTTGAGCTAACCTCCTCGTAGATAGCCCTGCTCTCATCACCGTAATGCTCACCGGGGAATGCTCCAGCCGCTATGTCCCTCTGGCCCCTGTCGCCTTCAAGGTAATCTCTGGAAAGATAGGCGGGGAAAGAATAAGCGTCCCCCTCGAAACCCTCCTCCATGCCAGCCATGTCCTTTGTGAATCGACCAAGCCCCTCCATGCTTTTGAGCTTGGCCTCTGCCGCCCTTGTTTGTGCGGCCTTCAACCGGCGGTTCAGGTCGATCATCTGCAACTCCTCGCCTGTCTCGAACTCGCTGATGAGGCTTTGCAGTTGTCGAGTGCCCAGCTCGTTTATATCCTCAAACTTTTTTAGGTACTTGTTATCCTCGTCAGTCCTCTTCGGGTCTTGCAGTAGCTGCTTCTGAATCCCAAGCGCCTTGCCTACAAGCAGCTCTCGACGCTCCCTTCCCTTGGCGTAGTTCTCTATGCCTCCACCTATCGACTGACCAAAGGCGATTCCGCCCTGTGTGAATGATCCCATTGTTCTCCCTTAATTTATCCGCCAAACAAGCTCCTGAAGCCCCCGGTCTGCCCAGCGGCTCCAAACAATCCTCCCCCAATTCCACCAAGCGCACCCATCGCTCCACCCCACTTATCCGCAGCCATCTGCGCGTTGTGCTGACGAGCCCCGAATAGCATATTGGCATTCTGGCCATGCAGCCCCCCGGCGTAACCGCTCTCGGGGTTGAACACCTGACCGGGGCTGTAGCCTCCAGCCTGCCCAAGCACGGCGGCGGGGTTGAATGATTTCCCCGGCCTGCCTAACACGCTCATAAACGGGTCGCTGCCAAGTGATGCACTGAGCCCTAGCTGCCCCTGAGCGAATGCCTGACGGCCCCTGCGCCTGTCCTCCATGGCATTCATCTCTGCAAGCGTCTCCATGGCTTGGTCGTTAATCCCGAAACCAAAACCTCGGCTGCTCTGTCCGCCCCTGACCGACTCGCGGAGCTGCCTCTGCTGTGATCCAGTGAGCTTGCCTCCGAGCCGCAGCTCCTCCATCGCCTGACGGTTCAGCTCCTGCTTCAGTGCCGTTGACTCAGGGTCGGCTGCCTCCATGGCTGCTCGAGCCCTGCCCCCGTACTGCTCGATGGCCTCGATGTCCCCTCTTCTCTGGTCATCAAGCGCCTGACGATCCATGGCTGACAACTGAGGCGCTATCGACTTGTACAACGAAAGCATCCGAGGGGTCAGCCTCTCTGCCGTCTCGAAATCCAGCTCGGCATACTTCGGCCTGTACTTTGCCTCGGAGGCAAACAGCTTGTCAGCGTGTTTCAGTTGGGTGAGGAGGTTCGTTTCGTACTCCTTGCCGTAATTCCTCTCTGGTGCTGTAATTTTAGTTGAGCCCATATTTGTTTACCTTTTTTTCGTAATCAACCCACTTGTGATACTTTAACTTAAAATTCTTGGTCTTGTCCTTGTGCCAGCAAACCCACTCGGTCTTGAACGGGGCAATGTCAATGAACCTCTTCAGGCAATCCTTCCCGGCGGCTAGGTAGACGAACCAAGCGTTGGGGTTTCGGAAGTTAAACCCGTAATCCAACGCAAACCCATCATCCCTCCTTGTGATGGGCCTCGCCATTATAAAGAAATCCTGACCACTATAAACATAGCCATTCTCCATGTAGAAGGCCAAGTCCTCGAGGAAGGTTCGCGGGGAATCCTCGTCGTAGGTCGCCTGTGCTTGTTGAAGTGGGTTCATGGCGCATCCATCGGGGTTGTCTCGATTTTCTTGTTCAATCGTTTTGCGCTTGGCGACTTCTCATACTCCTTCAATTCCCGGTTAACCACATCGCCAACCTCTTTCCCCTCTGGAAGATCATCGCCCTCTTTGTATATGCCATCCGCACTCATCCCATTACCGTCACCTGAAATTCATTTTGATTGGTAATTATGTTGCTCATCGTTGTCGTGTCTACATCGAACTCGATTGAAATGTTGTTTGAATCCACGACCCTAATTAAAACATCATAATCCAAATCCAATAAATACCCTCCAGTGCTGGAGGCAGCAGTATTATGCAACACCCCATCCACATCCTTTACCGATACCGTCACATACAATGATCCTAAATTGTGGGTTAGCGTTGCGATGGTATCGCCCGTGTTGTACGAAATATTGGATTGGGTGGTAGACCAGAGAATTGATCGTGCGTATTTGATGTTTATCGCGAGTTCTCCAGAGGTGGCGGTTAATCCCTCCCCTGCCATTGCGGTTGCCAAATCCTCAATGCTTTCTTTTTTTGCCGCACCCGTTGATCCGCCATCCAGAAAAACAATATAGTCCTCATCGGCTCGCACCGCCGCTTCTGCCACTCCCTGAAGATTCAAGGACAACCCGGTTGCATCTTGGGTTAGCCCGGTTCCAGCCGCTACGCTGAATGTGGTTCCCGTTAAGCCAATGCCGTCATCTGCGGTGTAGGTTGTGTTGGTGTAGTTCCCAGCGTGAATGTTTGTCGATCCTTGATCTGTTGTCCAGTCGAGGTTCCCTGCGGGAGTTTGGAATGTGCCATCGTGTGCCAAGAATTGGCCCGAACTTCCAGCGGCGGGAACAAAACCATTGTTGCCGGTACTGTGAGTGTGATCCCCTGCGGCAACCGTGCTGCTAGTGGTTCCAACATCCTTCTCTGCCGCACCGCCCAGACCTGTCAGCGTGGCAGTAGAGTGAGAGTGTGAATCGTCTCCGACTGCACAAGTAATTGCCGTTGTCCCAGACCCCGTAACATCCCCGCTCAAGGTAATGGTTTCATTGCCCGTGATGTAGGAGGAATGCGTGTGATCCCCGGCAGCAACCTTCCCACTCGATGCGCCAACATCAAGACGGGCAGTGGCAACCGTGCCGCTGGTTATGTCAGACCCGCTATGGTTGTGGGATGTTGGGGTTCGCGCATCGCTCAATCTTGAATCGCTCCCCTTAACCACCTCGCCACTTGCAGCATCTCCAGCCGCAGGAACATCGAGTGCCGCCGCCGTTCCAGAGTCAGATATGTCGGATAGCGTGTGGCCGTGGCCGGTTGTGGAGTAGGTGCTTGTATCCACATCGTAAGTCTCCGCACCTGTCCGCTTAACAAAGCCGGTGTCGCTGTCGGGAATGTCGGTGTGCATCACCGCACCCGCAGCGTTTACGGTTGCCTCAGTGACGGTAGCATCGCTCCCTGCTGGGCCGGTTGCCCCGGTAGCTCCTTGGTTGCCCGTGTCACCCTTATCCCCCTTGGCTCCTGCTGGGCCTGCGACAACCGTTGTGCCGTCACTTGCAACGGCGACATTGCTGGTTGTGCTCCCGTCTGCTGCAAGAGTCACATCCCCGGCTAGGGTCTTCGCGGCAAACTTGCCGTCACTCTGGGCAACCAACACCTGCCCCTCCACTGCCTTCGCCAACTTGGCGTGGGCAATCTTCGCCTCGTTACTGATCTTGCCGTCAGTAATCGAGAGGGGAGAGATGTCAGTGGTGGATGGCATTATGTCCCTAAATCAAGAACCATCAAAGAGCTGTACTTAGGTGTGGTTATCCCCCCGGTCACCTTTATTTGGTATTCGCTAGATATGTCCGCACTATCCAAGTTCGTTATCCTGAATGTTGTCCTTCCTGTCGCTGTATCAAAGGTGCTAACAACATGATCTGAATCCTCTGTGACTGTTGCCCAGCTTCCACCCGATGGCTTAATTTCCCAGACAACATCAGAATCCTCTATTCCCCCAGACCCCAACCCAACAACAGGGGCTGTGATTGAAGCCCCAAGCGTTACGCTCCCGTTAATAGCAACGGTGTAAAGAGTTTTATCAACAGCAATAGTCGGATCGTCATCATCGACATACAACCTCGCAATAAAAGCTGTTCTTCTCACCAGCATTATACCGTAACAGCGTATGCGGCAACCACATCAGCATCTGTCTCCCCGTAGGATGTTATTGACAGTAAAGCAACCTTTCCCGAAGCTATATTTGGAGGCCCAATGTTTCCCGTTCTCTCAGGCCAACTCCAGTTTGTTGGCCAATTATCAGAACTTGCGCTATCACCAAATCTGGGCGCTGTTCCTGTTGCTGGGGCTTTAATTCTAACAGTCACTGTTTTAACTTTACTCGCAACAAGGTTTGTAACTGTTATGTTGTAATCCTTGTCAGCCTCCAGCGATACCGTCTGAAACGGTGATCCATCCATGTCAATTGATAGCGTGAAGTTTGTGCCAGAACCGGCGGTTAGGTCTCCAGTTATGTCTGACAGGGCATACTCTGTGGTGCCAACCTTTTGAACTTTGCTCACCTTTATTTTCTTTAGCTGAGCATTCCCATTGCCCGTCACGCTTTCGTCGTGAACCATCATCCAATCGTCCACTGCGACATCCTCGAGCTCTGTCAACCCCTCTATTACATTGGTGTTTCCAGCACTGTTCACCTTCGTGATTAGGTTGTCTGACACAATCGACTCGTCATCAATCTTGGCAAGAGTCACGGCATCCGCACCCAGCTTGTCCTCTGTTACGGCTCCATCCTTTATCTTTGCCTCCTCCACCGCATCTGCTGCCAACTTGTCAGTGGTTACGGCTCCATCGATAATCTCTGTTGTCGATACAGAGCCGGTGACGGCTACCGTTGGAACGGCTCCAGCGTTTAGCGCAGCCCGTGTTATGTTGCCGCTTGAGAAATCATGCCCTTTCTGGACTGTTACAGTTAAACTCATATCATTTTAGTGGTTAAATTCTGACCGGGGACTGCCCCTACCTTGGCAGCGAATAGCTCAGCCCTGCCGTTTGTGTTTGCTACCTTCAGTTGTACATACCTACCCTCGCCCCTGTACCTGTACCTGTTCTGGGATTGCTGGTGGAGGTCGGGGTCGAAGCCAATGTTGTCGCTCTCGCCAACCCCGTCTGGCAGATCAATTTCGGTGTCTGGATTCACCGAGTAGTCCTGCCGGTACTTCGTCATAAAATCATCGTTGACCATCGACTCGACATAGTCTGCCTTGTCGAATGGCCGGTCGTAGCTCGTCCTGCTGAAGGTCTGCCCCCCAGCCGGGGTCAGCTCGAGCCCGTCCTCTTCTGGGCCATCGAACAGGGCGTTGACAGTAAACTTCGGGTCGTTAGTGGCCAAGTGCACCTCTGCGCTTTTCCACCGCTTCGAGCTTATGTCGCCAGCGGTGTAGCCTCTGGTCACTACCTCGTCGCTGATCTGCACGGGCTCGAGGAGGCCGAAATCATCGTGAGAGGTGACGGTTGATTTCGGTTTCTCATCCACAAACCCACACTCGGTCAGGTCATCGTCATACAGGTTTATGAAGCCGTCAGTGTCGAGGAAGAAGAGCCTGCGCTTTCCTTGGTGCAGGGTCTCGATGAACTCCTTGACCTTCACGGCCTCTCCCGTGTCGTACCCAGCCCAGCCGCCAGCAAGGTAGTCAAAAACCAATATGGCATTGTTGTAGGTTGACTTATCAAGCGGCACGGCCATGTACAGCCGGTTGTTGTGGTATGCGGCCACGGCTTCACCGGCATAGTTCCAGTTGATCCGCTCGATGAGGGGCTGTATCGGTTCCGACAGGGGGACATCAACGGCGCTCACCTTGCCGTTGGCTGCTACACCCAGTGAGGTGACCCCCTTCTTGCTCGAGAGGAAAACAACATCGTTGCCAACTTGTACAATTGACCTCCTGCCAACCGCACCGTACTCCCGGGTCACCTCGTCCAGAGTGATGTCGGCCAAGTTGCCGTAGATGTTGCTGACTATGTAAATCGAGTTTGTCTTGAAGCAGGCAATCGTTGAGTTGTTGATTCTCACCAACGATACCAGCTCGTCCTCGCTCCCCTGATTGATCCTGAAGTTGGACATAATCGGAGCGTAGGAGGTGTAGTTAAGGAAGTCTGAGGCGGCTACCATGTCCTTGTTGTAGGGGATCAGGAGCCTGTTGCCGAAAAACAACCCAGTGGACGCATTCGGAATTGGCTCAGTGCCGTCTGAATCATTCTCGTCAATGTCAGTGTCGCTTACCTTCTTCGCGATGGACACAAAGCCCACATCGAGCCTCTCCATCACCAGCGGCTCGAGGTTTTCACCCCGAAACATCACGACCACATTGAAGCACTGCACCAAGTCAACATCGGCACTAAAACTGGATTGCCCCAGCAGCTTGACCGAGGGGTTGCCCTCCTTCGTCGCATACACACCGTCAGAGGCCACTACGAGAATGTGCTCGGTGCCAAGAGGGTCTCGGAAAATGCCAGAGCCATACACCGTGCCGTAACCGTATGTGCGGGAGCCCAAGTCGCTCCACCCAACGGTAGGGGTGGAAACATTTGAAGACGAATCATAATCCGAAATAGGGGGAGCTGTGCCGGGGTCGGTTGATTCATCTCGTTTGAAGAAAGGCCCAATCTGAGCTGGAGAAGACTCACCAAACGGTATGGAGTTGTTGCTCGCAGGCCCACCTGTGTTAAACAAGGTGCCGCCACCTCCGCTAATATCCCTAATGGGAGATAACACTACTCGCTCAGGGGTTGCCCCTTCAGCTATGGAAATTGTATCAACCCTGCCATTGAAATCCTGTGTGGCTTGAATATATAGCCGCTCAGGCTTATCTCCGCCACTTGTTACAGTAACAGTGTGCGTAATGTTATCTTCCAGAGCCCCAGATGCCCCAGTGATGGAAGTGCCTAAAAACACTTTTACAGAACCAGCCGTTCGATTTGAGATTGTAAGTGTAATCGTATAATCGCAACCCAACACAGAATCAATATCTTGGTACAAATTGTCCCCGCCGTTTGAGTGAGCCGTATGCTCCGCATAGTTGCTGTCGAGTTCATCCACAGCCCAGCCTGAGCTTCCCCCGATTCCCCCAATAGAAACGCCTGCGGAGTTTGTTTCTACCGCAGTTGACCAATTCGCGTTGCTTACAAAATTCGGATTTGCTATCGATGCATTTGTCCCAAAAAGAGAAACGGTGCCGGTGCCGCCTGTGATGACACTCGAGCTCGCCCCCTGTATAATCGAAGCCCTCCCGCTATAGGTTACAATGTCGCCAGCAGAATAAGCCTTCTCCTCCCAAGCATCCGCAGCCTTGTTCGTCCACGGCATCTTCTTGATGCCGGGGCGGGTGGAGGCCTTGCCATTGACAAACCGCTTGTTCTTCGCTGAAGCAACAAACCCCGGCTTCAGTTGGCCGGGATCAAGACGCATATTCACCCCCAGAAACTGGGTGTCACCGTCTATAACTGGATCGCTTGCTGGCACTACTTCCTCTCTATCTCATACTCAAGTTCCGCTACTTTCTTTAAGGCCGATCTCGTCCACTGTGGCGCGTGTTGTGCTGCCTTCGGGAACTGCGGGTGTGCGGTCAGCTCCCTCACTCCATTGAGCTCCCTGACCGTCCCACACCCCACCGTTATCGCGAGCAGCAGCAAGAGCGGCGTCAATGTGATCCAATTTCGCATTGAACCTCTCCTTCGCTCTCGCTTCCTTAACTCCATCTGCAATTTTCAAAAAAAGCCGCTCCAGTGACGGGACGGCTTTTAGCAACGCTATAATTGCGCTGATAATTCCCATTAGCCGGTCGCCTTTTTCTTCGCCGCTTTCTTGACTGGAACAACCGTGCTTGCCGCTTCCGCCGCTGCATCCGCCGCAACCTCACTTTTCTTGACGCCCATCCGCAGGAACACGGCCAAGCCGCTCGTCACGACCAGTTGCAGCATCTCCGCCATCTCCAGTTCGCCGGTGAAGTAACCGCCGATGGCGGCGATGATGGCGGCGATTGCCGTCCAGACTGTTTTAGATTTTAGCATAATTTATTCAGGTTTGTGTTCTGACTTGTCAATCGCACCCAATTTTAACTCGGCTTGGTTGCCCCCCGCCTTGACCGTTAAACTTGGAAACGGCACATCGAGAGACAGATAAGGAACCTTAAAGTTGATGCCGTCAGGGCTGATTCCAGCGTCAGGAAGCACCCCCGCCTTTGCGCCCAAGCAAAGTGACGGCAACGCCCAAGTGATCTTCTGGCCAAACAGCGTGACGCTTGGCTTGGGTTTCCACCCAGCACCAAACAAGTCACCCGCCTCAACACTCGACGCTGAAACCAACAACGCCCCAACTAATACTAATGTTTTCTTCATCGTTTACCCTTATACAAATCCGAACACTTCTTCGCAATATACAGCAACGAAACCAGCGAGATGAGGAACTTCAGAAAGATGTCCATCTGCACCAGCCAGTTGCCGATCCCCGTGACCGAGGCAATCGCAACCTTTAAATCGTCTACCCATGTCATCATCTCTTTCCTGTCATCGGCATCAACTGTGGATAGCTCGCTGGAATGGCGCGAACCGAGTTGGTTGCCGCACCGAAAAAACCACCGCGCTCCTGTTCTGGATGCGCGGGATAGTATTCCGCTTCAAAACCCGTAATTGACAAATCAATCTCCTTCAAATTAGCACATCCCGCTCCTACCCAAATCACAAACGCCGCAATGGCAACAATCGCCAGCAAGCGTTTCACTCCTCCTGCCGTGGCTTCGACGGTCGTTTTGGACTCATCCCCATACATTTGTAAAGGGCCGCGACTTCCACTCGCAGCATTGCGATCTCCTTCGAGAGCTTGTTCGTTTCCTTGTCGTGTCCATTCAGTCTGTCAATTAATTTGACAACTATCTCATAGAGCGACTTGACCTCTCCAGAGAGATCGCGGAGAACGTAGAACACAATCTTATAACCAAAGATTCCTGCCGCAGCCGCAGCGACGACAGGGAACCCAAGGGTCTGGATAAGATTGGCCGTGTCCGCTCCCACATTTTACTTTGTCGCCTCAACCTTGACCTCTGGCTCTGCCTCCGCTTCCAAGCTGGAAGTCAGCAACCCCATGAAGTGATTCCTAGACCCATGCAACTGCTCCAAGCTGAAGCCGGTCTGTCGAATCTTGCCCTCGATGTCAGCAACATGATTCAGTAAGTTGATCTGTTCCTGTGAAAGATCACTCACTTTATGTTCCTCGCCGTTAATCACGACGACCTGTTCTTGTTTTTCTTCTTCTTTTTTAGCCATAGCCAAAATTATCTTTTTCGTTTTTTCATAGAAGATTTTATTGATGGTTTCTTCGTTGATTTTTTCGGTGGACGACCCACTTTACTTCCGTATGTTCCTTTTCCTTTTGGCATAATATTATCCTTCCAAAACCTTCACCCGCGCACTCAACTCTTGCACCGCCTTGATTAACGGCATTACCAGCGACCCGTATTTCAGCGACAAGCGGCCATCCGGTGACTCGTCAACAATGTCCACATCCAGACCGACTTCATCCAGCGCGGTCTGCACATCCTGTGCTATTAAGCCAAGCCGCACGGTGTCGTTGTCTGCCGGTCGATCAATAGCTGGCACGGTGACTGTCTCGTAAACGGCGTCCTGCGCCTCGACGGCGGCACTTACCAGACGGCGTTTGGTGACTTCATCAGACGCTTCTTGGACGATGTATTCTTCCATCACCGGACACTTGTGAATGACCGGATCGCCATTGCTGTCAACACACGGCGACCCGTCCTCATTAACAACTGGGTGATCGTCGTAAAGTGGTATGCGTTCGATGCGAGTGACTGTTTCAGTAGAGACTTTGCGGATGTAGTTATTGCCTTCGCCTTTAACCATCTCCACCTTCTCAACTTCTTCAGTAACTTCACGTTCGTCGTACTTGTGCCGTTCGCCTTTAACTTCTTCCCGCGCCTCCTGCACGACTTCGTCTTCCCACACCTCGTCCTGTGCTTTGACGGCTGGAGTGACAAGCTGTTCTTCGGTTCTCTCTTTGTAGGAGCCGTCAAGCAACCGACCTTCATCGTCGCTGTCTGGATAGTCGGCGGGGTTCTTAAATTTGAACGTGACCGGCTGCAACTTCTCGATGAACGCCAAGCCGGTATCGTCGTTTGCAATGTCCCGCTTGATGCGCCTGTCCGAGTACGCAGCGAAGTCCACTTGGCCCTTGATGGCCGTGATATTGGTGTCGCCTAGCGCAACCGTGTTGTTGCCAATACCAAGCGCGTTGTAACCAATAACGATCTGGTTATCGGCATCATCTCGGCTAGTGCGAGCCAAGTGACCAATTAGAACACAATTGTCGGCATTTTTTAGTGCCGTGTTACTACCGCCGTCATTGTAATATCTACCCGCTTCATAACCCAATGCGACATTGCCGTCAGAAGCACTATTTTCTAGGCTGTATAACGCTGCCGAACCAACAGCCGTGTTATACGACTCGCTGCCGTCTGAATCAGTCCCGTCTGGATCACCGACACTGTATAACGCATCTTTGCCAACTGCCACGTTGTCTACACCAGCAACAAGGTACATCATCGTATTCGCGCCCAACGCTGTGTTGCCTGCGCCAGTTGTCGTGTTCAACGACTTGTAGCCGACTCCCGTGCAGTTACTATTAGTCGAAAGCGCATACCCCGATTCGTGGCCGATCAGCACGTTCTGTGCGCCAGTTGTGATGGTCGTTCCAGCGTAGTGACCAATAACCAGATTTCCATTCCCAGTAGTCGTTGCATCAAGCGAGAAGTTGCCTATCGCAATGTTGTTGTTGCCGGTTGCGTTGTCAGAATTGTCACCAGCAGCGTCGTTGGCTCGAAGTGCGCTGACACCAATCGCTATGCAGTCATCTGTGGTAGTTGCAAATTGACCGGCGAGAGAACCAAGCATCGTGTTCCGCATCCCAGTTGTTTGTTGGCCAGTCGAATAACCCGCAAACATACAGTAAGAACTGTCTGTAATCCCAGCACCGGCTTCTGCACCAATCGCCGTGTTGCCTACGCCTTCTGTGCAAGCACCTAATGCGTTATAACCAACCGCAGTCAGATAAGTCGCACTCGTTGCTGAGTCTGCTGCATTCGCACCGATAGCGGTTGCATTGCTGCCGGTGAATACTTCAAGTGCCTTTCGGCCAACCGCTGTGTTTTCATCGCCAGATGTAGCTGCGGATAGTGCAGCCGACCCGATTGCTGTGTTATTTGTTGCACCGCTGGTAGTTCCGTCCAATGCTTCACGACCAACAGCCGTACTGTTTGTATCTGCCGTGCCGCCACTACCCAAACCGTGGCCAATTTCCAGCGAGCCGACAGTCAACGACATCTCATTGGTCGCACTCTCGTCAATCGTGATGTTCTTGCCGCCAGTAGACGCAAGCCATTGCATCACCTCACCCACACCATCGGACTTGATGATGGGGTCGTTCTCGACCGTCGTGCCACCACGACGTATGAACGGCGTGCTGCTAATTTTCGCTCCCATATTATTCCTTTCGGTTTAACCAAACTCGACTACCGAATAGCTGCCTCCAGCCCCCGTTCCAGCCACCGTCACCGCACCCACATACCCGTCCACGCTCAATGTGCCGCCCGTGCCATCTGCGGTTGAACTGCAACCGGGAAGGACGAAGTGGCAAGCCGTGGTTGTTGGCGTGGTTCCAGACAAATTCACAAGCAACTTGTCCACGGCCATGTTGGTGATGATGAACGACTTTCGGTAATCGTTTGCCGCCAAAGCGGTAATATCGTCCTTAAACGACCCGCTGCTATTCGCCGTGATTGTTCTTGCGCCTGTTACTGCTCTGATTTTCATAATTCTAGTATGTACTCACCTTTGGTTTGCGAACCTGACCCTGCTCCCTGTGCAGGGAGTCCTGCTCGAGTGACAGGAGCCCCTCGGCTTTCTGTTCCTCCAGCGGGTTGGGTGTCCCGTTCGCGGTTAAATAGTCTGTGTAAATTCCTTGGGTTAGGTAGCCCGTAAAACGGCTTGGTATCTTAACCTTTACCCAAGGAGAGTTGACGGTGCCGCTGGATACCGGCTCCGCAGCCGTTGGGCTTGACCCTCCGACTGTGTAGAAATTGTTGTCATCATACGCCTGCGCCCCCGCAGCATAGGTGCCAGCAGCCCACACATCCCCCGTCAGGTCTGTTCTTGCCTCCCTATACTCCACAAACACGCTCGTCTGGCCTCCCCTTGTATATATAAACCTGTCGGTGCCATCGTCATACAGCCTGTAGTTCTGGGGAATGGCCTCTGTGGTTAGCAGAGGGTCTTTCTGGTAAACCTCGATGATGTCGCCCATGGCTGATGTCATGGTGAACTTGTCGGAGGTTGCTGTGGTAAGGTTCTCCACCCTCACCAAGTCGGGCCAAGGTGCTGATATATAGATGATCGCCAAGCGGCGGTTTGCCAAGTCCCTGACCTGTTTAAAGAAGTGGGTTGGCAGATTATCCCTGTCCAACCCCGCCAGTTGGGCTACTCCATTTAACACAGCTCCAAAATCAAGCGCCAGCATCAGCCGTAACTCTTCCTATACTTTGGAGTGGAACCATGCCCAACCTGTATCTTGGTTCCCTTGCTATTGACCCTGCACTGAGGGTTGTCGGCTAGATAGTTGTCCATGAACTTCTTGTCCTTCCAACAATCGTAACCCAAACGCTGCCCCCAGTAGTGGTAACTATCCGCACTGATCTGTGCCTTCATCGCGCCCAAGCCGTCAACCGACTTGCGCTCCTTATGGTTGGTTTGCCCGAGCCGCTTTTGAGCGGCCCGGGCTACAACCTTTTGCCTGTTCCAACCCGTCCTGAACTCATTGAGCATCCCGTCAATGAGACCCTCCTCGAGTCCTTCTAGGCTAACAAGCATGAGACCGATTACGCAGCCGCAGATGAGAACTTGCCAAACCCCTTCGGGTTTTTCACAACAAGCGAAGCAACTGCCTCCACAATTCGGCCTTCACCAGAACCAGAATTTGGCAGGGACTGCACCCGGGGGAGCATCCCATACCGCATCTCGGTCATCTCCATCGGGATAATATATCCCCGAGTAACCTCTGGAACAAAGTTATCGACATGGATGTTGAGCGTCCCAAAATCACCCTCGAACACCGAGATGGTGTTCTTGAATGTGGTGTTGCCCAGCTCTTGGTTGAAGGTGCGGACATGAGCCGATGACTTGTTATCTGTCTCGCCCTCCACCGTGCTGGTCAAGTTGGTGAATGCCCTCTTAATCTTGGTTCCACAAATAAGATCGTATGAGCGTGTGCTTCCCGTCTCATTATAAATGGACTCAAGAACCCCTTGAACATTCTCCTCGCTGAAACCACTGTCGGTAGCCGTTGCCGATCCAACATCGATGGTGCTGTCTCCCGGCGTCTGGAAGTCATCGGGAATATCCGCATCTCCAGCCGTGACCGTCTCGGTTATCCACTGCCCCAGCCCTCTAGTCCGATAAGGGACTCCACTGCTGCCGGTCGTTTCCTTTAGCGGAGAGTTGTCGCTCAGGAAAGTCGCCTCAATGTCCCGTTTTAACTCAACGGTCTTCTTGGCAACGCCTTGGGCGAGGAGGTTCTTTCCTCCAACGGGGTTGGTGACCTCGGTTGCCAACGGGCTGACCTTGGTCGCCCTGCGGAAGTACTGAGCGTAGTTGCTCAACTCTTCCCTGTTCCGAGCGTGACTCTGGATGTAGGGAGCGTGTTCAGTCCCGTGACTCACAGAATTCCCGAGAGAGGCATCGACTGTGTCAGTCGCGTCCTTGCCATCCCTATAACCAAGAATTGTTGTTGCCTCGTACTCATCCGCACTCCAGCGGTGATACATATTCCCGAGGTCTTTCCCCTTGGGCATCATGCTCGTCAGCGGAGTGTCTTTTGCGTCGATTAAGGAAATCCAATCCGCGAGGTCTTCCCTCTTGGTTGGGCCTGATGTTAGCGCACTTCCACTTCCTTGGAAATCCGCTTCAAATAATTGTGCCATTAGATAAAGCCTTTCATTAACTCAGTTAGTGAGTCTCTATCCCTTCTATCTGTGAAGTTTTTGACTGCGCTGGCTTTCCGCTTTGTCTCGGCATCAGTGTGCTTCGGTGCCGCAGCAGGCTTTGTGGGTTGAGCCGTCGCTTTTGCAACCTTCCCGGCTTTCTTGCCCTTCGAGTTTTGCAACTCAGCATAGGCCATCAAACCAAGCTGGTAGATCGTGACATCCGCCTTCCACTCAGCGTGTCTCTTCAGCTCTGGGCGGTTTCTCAAGATTTCCTGAGCCTGTTGGTACATCGCGTGGGATCGATCTTTCCAGTATGGAAAGGCTTCCTCCACCAACCTTGAGTTTTCCCGCTCGGAGATCAGGTACTCCCTGCGCTTGGGCAACTCCCTCAATGCCTGCCGAGCCCTGCGCTTGATCCCCAGAATGTCCTCCTCGCTGTAATCCTTGTCGCCTTGTGTCGCCCCGTTGGGGTGATCCTCGGCCCAATCATACACCTCCTGAGCTTCTCGGAGCTTGTCTTCAACCTCCTTGACCGTCCTCACATCCCCGTATGGGTTGCTGTTATCAACAACCGCAGGAGACTGCTCGTCCTTCTGCTCAAGTTGCGCTCTCAGCTCAGCGTTCTCGTCCTCAAGGGTGGAGACCCTACTCTCGGTCTCCTTCCTGATCGCGGTTAGCTTGCCGATTCGCTTGAGGAGCCCATCCTGACCCTTAGCGTCAGCCGACTCGTCATCATCTTCACTATTAGAAAGAACTTCTGACTCAGTTTCTGACTCGTTATCTCCCGAGTCACTCGACTCAGGCGGGTCAGATTCCTTTACCCCTCCTTCAGCTTCATCATCAGCGGGTTGCGTAGGCTCGGGTTCTGTAGCCTCCTGCTCAGGTTCATCGGTTGCCCCGAAGACTCTGGCAAGTCCCGCTTGGTCTATAAGACCTCCCAAGTTGTTCAGCCCTTCAGTTGCTTCCTGCGACTCGGGCAGTGAGTCGCCAGTATCCTGTCCTTTAGCCATGCCTTTAATGGGAGCAAGTCCCCGTCAGCATTTTGTTTAAGGGCAAACACAGAAAACCCTCGAGGGCTATAACGCTCCGAGGGCTCGATTAACTAGGTCGGCTGGCGGGAAAAACCCGTTAAACCTGTTATACTATAATCTACTTGTTTCTTTTTGCTGTTGTCACAGCCTCGTTGATCAGGGTCTTGAGTGAGCGCAGCGCATCCAGCCTCCCTGCCGAGTGTGCCCGTTCGTTGTTCTCAACGGTTGGAGCGGAAACAAATCCGATCTCCGCATCCACGCTCTCGTCTATCAAGAGGTTGACTCCCTCCAGTAGATCGTCTGCGTTTCCTGTCGCCAGTTTATCTGTTATCGATGTGTTCATTGCTGCACGGGCTTGACCCCGATTCTTCCGATTTGAGCGTTCTGCTGCTGCTGCACATTGAACTGGAGGGCTTGGGAGTAATTCTCCAGCAGCGTCTTGAACTGCTCGTCGCTCTCCATGGCCTCCATGGCCTTCGGGTTGCTCTTGACGAGTTGCTCCAAGTACTGCTGCTTGCTCTGCGCGGCTGGGTCTTTCTCCTGATAGTTGGCCTCGTAGCCTGCCATCATCCCAACCAGCTCTCCCTTGGTCTCGTTGTATATCCGCTGGGAGGCTGAGCCTTGGTCGATCAATATCTCGTCCGCCAGCTCAGGCGCTATGCTCCGCACCAGCTTCTCGACCAGCGCATTCCTCTCGATGGAGCCCCCGGCATCAAGCGGCAGCAGTTGCTGGGCTATCACCTCGAGCTTCTTGAGCACATAGTCGTCGTTCATGTCACGCGCATCAAACTTCAGGATGAAGTCAGGCATCGTTGACAGGTCGCCTATCTCGAGCGGCACCCCCGTCACCCTCCCTATCTGCTCAGGCGAGAGGTACTGCAACGACAGGGCCAACATCTGCTGGTAAATCTCAGTCCATGAACAGAGCCAGTTATTCACCAGCGCCTGCTGCTTCAGCGTGGTCGTGACCGGCGGAATGTTGCTGTGGGGCAGCCCGTAGTAGTCTGCCGTGTCCTGCATGATCATCTCAATGCACTGCATGGATGTCGCGGGAACACCCCCCGTGAGCTGCAAGGGTTGGTAGTCCCCGGGCTTGCTTACCGGCACCATCACCGCTGGCCCGAGGTTGTTGGCCATCCCAAGCCTGCGGTTATACTGAATCGGCGGAATCGTCTCCAGCGAAGTCCTGTCAATTATGGAGTCTCGCTGGGCCTTTAACTCGGACTGGGCGCAGGCGCTTACCTCCGCAACACCCCTGCTCTCGGTGATCGCCCTGCGGCTGGGACGCTCCCTGCGGTACTCCACAAACGGGTAGTTGCCGTGAGCGTATCCAACCAGCTCATGCTTGCCGTACAGCGGCTCATCGGAATCCTCCTGAGTGGTGTACGGGCTGAACACCGTGCAGTAAATCCCCGGCACATCGTCCTCGTTAAGCTGCCGGGTGTAGGCATGAACGATCTCGATCATGTTCCTGTTGGTGTCAAACAGCGGCGTGAGTGTCGTGGCGTTGATCATCACGCTGGACGCATCCTGAGACTTGCCAGCCGTGTCAACCGCCGCCTCGACAAACTTCTCATCCCAACCGTCCTCCTGCACCTTCGCCCTCAACTCCACCTCACTCATGTAGGTCTTGCGGAAGATCACCCGGGCCTTCTGGAGGTCAACCGTCTCGTCAGGGAACACAATATCCTCAAACGGCTTGAGCGCCACGCAGACGGGCTGGTTCCTGTTCATCTCGGCAATCGGAACCTCGGTGACCCCGGTGTCGCGCAGCTCCCGAACCATCCTGAGCGCCCTGCGCTTCCTCACATGGGGCACCAACCCCACAAAGAGTTCCGCAACCTGATTATCATACTCAGGGTCTTGTATCATCTCAATGATCTCCGAGGTGATGCCTACCTCGGCACCTCCCTGCTCGGACATGGCTGCCAGCGCATCCAGTGTGATCTCCTGCGGCTTGAGGATCGATGACTGTTCCCAGCCCACAAACATGACGCTGTACCCGTAGGTGAGCGCATACTCCCCGTAGAGCTCGGCCTCCTTTTGCAGCTCGTTATACAGCTTGGAGCCAACCAGCCAGCGGAACAGCGTGTTCAGTGCCGCCGCAGACTCGGTGTCGCCTGCCTCAACGGGGTTGATCCTCACCTGAGCCCTCCTGAAGCTGACCATCAACAGGTCGAGCAGGCTCCTGATGGTCGTGTCAACCAGCCTCTGCCTAGTGTCCGCCGCGCCTTCCCAAGGGAATGCCCCGGCCTCATCGTCTGCGTGTTTCTTGAAGTCCTTGCTCTGGCCATCCCAGACCGCAAGCCTCTGCTTGTCGCAGTAGTCCAGCCGCTCGGATGTGAACCCATCGTCGATGGCTTTCCTGTACTCCCTGTGCAGCTCCAATACATCGGGCTTTTCGCTGGCCCGTGATAACTTATCTTTCATTTTTTTCCCTTAACCTAAATTCCTTAATCACATCTTCCCTGTACAGCTTGCGCTTGCCGCCCTGCATTGTGAAAGTCTTCAGGGCTCCCGCATTCGCAACCTTCTGCAAGTAGCTGATGCTTACATTCAAGGCAGTGCTCGCCTCCTTGAATCCGACAAAAACAGAATCATCCCTAAGCAGACTATTCATCCATACCCCCCTCCAACCCCGTGAGCCTTCCAAGTGTTGGCGTCAACATATATGGGATCAAAAGTCAGAAGATAGCGCAGGCAGTCTACAAAATCCTTGTACTTGTTCCTGTCTCCCCCAGCCGCCGAGACCTCCTTTATACAGTCAATCAGGTTCCCGCATTCACTGCTAATAAACAAAGACGGCTGATTGCATACGCTTAGCGGCTCGTCAAGGTTATAGTTCATTTTTTCGTTTATCAGGCTGATACCCTGTTCAATGGGCAGTCCCGGTGCCTTGAAAAAGTCCAGCCCGAGGTCGTTCAGGAGGTCGATGAGTGTCTCGCCCCCCTCGTCTGTCATGGCCTTGCTTCCTCCTGCTCTGGGGTCGATCAGCCTGCACTCAATGGCCTCGTCACCCTCGAGTTCCCCAATCAAGTCCCTGTATTCCGACAAGCCCCTTCCCTCTGGCTTTGCCGCTGGCCCAATGGCTCCCTCTGCCTTGTCCCCCGGTACAGCCCACTCCCCGTATGATGCCTTGTCAGGCCACTCGCGGTAAACATATAGATTGTCATCCCTATCAACGCGAAGCCAAAGCATAGACCAGTTCCTGCTGCCAGCAGGGTCAACGCACATATAATTCGTTCCCTCACTGGGCACCTTGTCTGGCTCGATGATGTGCGCCTTCCCGAACTTCGGGAAGAAGTTGCCGCTGCTCTTGTCGGTATAGCCGTATGCCCTGATCTTGATCTGTACCGAGCTCTCGCCCGAGAGCGTCCTCTCCATCTGCTCATACGGGTTGTAGGGGTTCATGTCGGTGAAGAAGAACATCACCGCTTTCTTCGGGTCGATGCACTCCATCACATACGGCATTTCGCCGTTCTTCACCCCCTGAACCGTGGGGCCGTCAATCAGTGTGGCTGGCCTTGACTCGGTAACCTGTGCCCCGTTCACAAAGCTGCCGTAAACCGGGGTGTAGCCAGTGATGGGTGTGGCCGTGATCAACATCTTTCCCTTCCTTGTCACCAGCCGAAACGCAGCCGTCTCGTACCAGCTAAACGGCACCAGCTCATCAAACCAAATGAGGTCGGCCTCGAAGCCCTCGAGGATGTCCATCGGCTGCTGATAGGCGTTGAACCAGCACTGGCTCCCGGGCTCATCTGGGGACTCCGCTTTCACCGGGAAAACAAAGGTTCCATCAGAAAATCCATTCTTCTGGGTGTACTTGATGTTCTGCACCACACCCCGCTTTATCTTCTTGTAGCGTTGGGGCAGCATCTCATACACCGAGGGCTGCTGATCCCGTATGCTGCTCTGGTGTGTCATTGAGAAGCAGGCCACTCGGGCGCCGGGAATCTCGTCGAGAAGTTTCACCACATACCAGCTCGCAAAGGCAGTCTTTCCGCTCCTGTTTCCACCCGAGATAAGCAGTTGATCGTGCTCCTCGAGGAGGTCGCTCGCCTTCTGCCAGTGGGGGAGGACATTCCTGTGGTTGAAGGGGTCACTCTTCTCGAGCCGTATCTTCTCCTCCCTGTCCATGAGGAGCTTGACCGTCTCGTCACGACCGTGCTCCTCCTCGAACTGGAGAATCTCCTTCTCCGAGGGTTTATAAAGAGTGGGGTGATCTGTCAGCTTTATCACAGCCTCATCCCCCGGCAGTAGTTCATGTCGATGAACCTGTTCAGCCTGCGAGCCGTTCCCCCGTTAATCGTCGCTTGGGTCTCGGTCTCCTCGAGCCTTCCCTTCACATGGTCTATCCGCTTCCACAGGAGCATCCCCCTCTCCCCCTCATCAACCAAGAAAAGGAATCCCACAAACGGCACCTGAAGCCCAAACGCCAATGCCTTGCAAGCATCCCACTTGCTTGCCGTCACCAGCCACTCCATGCCGAACGCATCCTGAAACTTCTCAAGCGTCAGGTTGTAGCGGCACTTGACCTCGCCAACCCCCCTGACCTCGCCCCCCTTCAGGAGCAGCCCGTCTGCCCATGCAGGCTTCTTCTTCGGGGTCTCCACCCATTCAACACCGTGTCGCTCGGAAAAGGCACCCATCGCCCTGCGCTCATCCGCAAGGCTTTTCCGCCCCTTCTTGGTGTTGATGTCTAGCGCCAAACCCCGTTATGCAACATATGACCAATTATCCCGTAATTGGCCAAGTCCATCCATGAGTCATCGATCCCCTCATGGTTTACTTCCCCGTTCTTTTTCAGTAAATGCCGCAGCCTGCACAGCTTGTCCTGCGCCCTGACAACAACCCCAAGCTCTCCGCTTATCAATATGTTGTCGGAACCGTAATCCTGCTGCTTGCTGTCAAGCACCTGAACAAAGCGCATGGCCAACTGGAGGGCTTCCTTGCCCATCGCCGTCTTAATCTCAGTATTCATCATCATCAAAATCCTCCTCGGTCAGGAAATACTCGCTCCCAACATGAAAAATAACCTCCCGCATCAGGCTCTTGAACAGCACCCCCCATATTGCCTCCTGCGGAAGGTCGTACTCCTCGTAGGCTCTGGTTATCAGCGACACAACCTCTCCCTCCAGCATCTCGCACTGGGTCAGTTTCTTCTCCTCTTTTCCCACTGCGTCCACTTGTGGTTCAGGCTCCACACCCCGTCCCCGTCAACCTTGCCCAGCTCTATAACCTGTCCCGCTGACCAGTTCTGGTTGTTTCGCACCCTCACGATAGCCTCGCTCTGCTCCGAGCCCTCAGCCAACGGCATCCCGTCCCCCTCAAGCCTGCATATGAGCAAGCGCCTGTTCCTTGGCCGCTTGACAATCCGAGCCTTCACCGTTACATTAGGATCAGGCCGACTCACGAGGTTCATTCGCCTGTGGGCAAACTCAATCCCCTCGTCACTAATCATATAACCCAAGTTGGGGCCAACTTTGCGCTCGGTAATGTAGCCTCCAACCCCCGGCATCCCGCGCAACTCCTCAACAGTCAAGCCCAGCGTCTGGGCCGCTGATCTAATCCATTTCTTCCCCATAAAACTCCTTCTTCACCCACTCGTCCACCAGCTCCCGCGAGAAGTTAATGCATATGGAGGCGCTCGTCTTGGCGTTTACGATGATCTCGCCCAGAGCGTTCCTCCGAGCAACCGCATCCACGGTTCCCCCCTCCTCGTCCATATACTTCAAAATATACCAGTCACCCGCCTCCATCTCTGGCTCACCGTGCAGCTCTGTAATATCCATAAACACAAAGGGGAAAAGCACAGGATTCCCTGTAAACAGGGAAAGCGCAGGATTCCCCGTAAACGGGGAAAGTACAGGGTGTTCAACAACAGCGGGACAAGAAGCAAACCCGCCCGTGTGCAGCTCTCCTGCACCTCTATTCCCTGCACCAAATTCCCCCCGGTCACCGCAATCACGGGCCGGGGTCAGCGATGGCTTGTTGCCAAGTTCAGCTCCCTCAACCAGAAACGGCAGCCTTTCTAACTGCCGGGGTTGGTTAACTACTCGAACCATCACTAAGCCATGAGCCGCACAATGGCTCCCCCCTGACCCCTCTCGAGCCTGCTCCACAACAGCTCCCCGGTAAGGCCCGGGCTCCCTAAAAACTCCAAGTAGGCATCCGCCCCGCCATCCAAGAAAAAACTCCGCAATTTCTCCAGCTCCACCTCAACAGTGGCCCGGGCACCGTCCAGCCTGATGGTCGGCCCCTTGCAAGCCTTCAAACGCCGGTAATCCTTCACCGCATAAACCAAAAGCTCAGCAACCATGCTCTGTATGCCGCTCAGGATCATGCGCGAATAGGGGTGAAAGAGAGGGTGTAATGGGGGGTGAAAGAGGATGCGAAGGAGGGTGTCTTTTGCTGAAAAAAAAGTAGGGGATCCAACCCGTGCCGATCTCCGCTCCTCGAGACCATTGACCCCCCCCGCCCCCCTCTGCTCACACCCAATTTACACCCAATTGGCGCCAAATCGCTCTGGTTGCTCCATTCTGGGGGTGTGGGGAGAGGATTCATTATCAACCGGCCTCCACCTCGACCGCATTAGCCCTCTTCATCGCCGCCAGCTTGTCAGAGAGCTCGGAGTGGCTAAGCCCCTTATGGTGAACGATATGGGAAATGTTGTCCCCGTCCAATCCAGCCTTCTTATCGATAGCTATCGCGATGGCGACGGGAATCTGGCCAACCGACAACTTATCCCCCTCACTCACCAGCCTGTCACTCAGGAGGTCAATTGCCTCACCCAGCTTGTTGCTCACCCTCTTCTTCCACTTGCCCAGCTCCTCTGCATTCTCGTAGCAGATGCGGCTGATTGTGTTGGGAGCGGCTCCTGTGATTGCCGTGATCTCGTTATAGCTCTTGCCTTCCTTTCGTAGTGAAAGGATCTCCTGATAACGCTCAGGGTTCTTGTGCTTGTAGCTGTTCGAGTCAGGCACAGCCCCTATAATAAACCTGATAAACTTCTCTCGGCCATATAAAGTAGTTGGATAGTTGCCATTAACTTGCCGTTATCTTGTTAGACGGGTGTAGCCCCTGAGAAGCCCTGTGAGCTCTTCATGTATCCTGTGCGCGGCCATGTGGTGCACAGAGAATCTCGGGTTCGCTGCGAAGCTGTTAAGCCCCTGCACGGCGCACCTGATCTCGCTTGTGAATGCCTTGCGGCGTTTAGCCTCGAGCAGCACCTCTCTCCCGTAAGCCAGCCAGTAGTGGATGCTGCCGTAGTCGGGCGGATCGTGTACGGGCGTGAATGAGCCGTAGCTCGTCTTCCTTCCCCAAGCCCCGGCTGTGTTAATCCCTATCCGCTTGGCAGCCTCGAGTTTCTCCTCCTCGGAATAGCTGAGAGCGGCCTTCTCCTCCCTATCCTCCCTCAGAGCCTGCTCACGGGCTTTACTTTCCTCCTCCGCAGTCCCCATACTCTTTACAATTAAAAGTGTCTTCTGCACACCCTCTAGGCCCAAGAAAGGGCAGACCAGCATTACCCAGCCTGCCCTTATCTTGTGTTATGCCTTGGAGGTGTCCCTGAGCCCCTTCTCCTTCATCTGGGATTCACCGAGGAAGTTGCCGTTGGAGCTGTAGCGATCACGGTAGGCTCGTGCACTCTTCCTCTCCCGGTTGGATTTCAGCATTGCCCTCCACCCACAGCAGATAGCCGCCTTAATCCTGTGGGGTGCGCTTCCCCTCTTCCAGCTCTTGCTGAGCACATCCTCCCGGGTGAGCCCAACGGCCTCGAGTGATTCCTCGATGGCGATTGCTCCCGAGCTGTTCCTGACCAGCGCATCGCTTGGCTTACGCTTCCTGCGCCTGCGCCTCTTCAGCTTGAGCTCCTGCTCCTTCAGGATGGCGCACTTCACCCTGTGCTCTGTGCTCCCGGCCTTCCATCGGTTGCTGGTTAGCTGCTCCCTGCTAAGGCCCATTGCGGCACAGGAGGCGTCGATGTCAACCCTCCCTCGATCATTCAGGATGTACCGCTCGTCCAGCTCGGCTCTCCTAAGCTGCCGGTGTGCCATGTGCTGGCTGCGCTCCCACGCTGACATCTCATCAGGCGGGGCCGGTGCCTCGGTTGTGTCTCCGAAATCCGCCCCGAAGGTCAACCCTCCCGAGCAGTTATTCTTCACCGCCCAGATAATCAGCTCAGCGAGCTGCTTTGAGGTGACGGTGACCGTTGCTGTGAATATGTCTTTCATTCTGTCCTTTCTGTTTGTTTTGTTGTTGTTACTGCCAGCCGAATACCAGCAGTGAGATTATAGTTCCGAGCATGAATGCTACCCACAGCGTGTGGGCTATCCTTACTCCCAGTGATGTATCGTGATAGTTATGCATATGTTCTGTCCTTGTTCTGTCCCTTGGCCGCATAGTGCAGCCCTAATCCTTTGCCCTCATGGAGTAGCTGACGCAGTCGAGCTCTATGACCTCGTTGTCGCCGCGAATCATCCTGTCAGCGATCCTCACATCGATGTCGGAGATGTCCTTCATGCTCAGGTTCGAGGTGATCACCGTCCACTTGCCCAGTCGCTGATCCAGCATCGAGGCGAGCTGCCTCTGGCTAAACTCGGTTGAGTACTCAGAGCCCAAGTCATCGAGCACAAGGAAGTCGGCATCCGCGCAGCTCTGGAAGGCGCTGAACGCTCCACCCCTCATCTCGTTACACAGCTTGCTGAATTTCTTAAACAAGCCGTGCTTCACCAGCTCGGCACCTCGCTTCATGTAGAACTGGCCCTTGTCCTCCCAAGCCCTCCAGATGCCCTTGGCCAAGTGGGTCTTCCCGGTGCCCGAGTTGCCAACCAGCGAGAGCCATCTGGGAGCCGTCCGCCTGTCAGCCATGTCACGGCCAAACTCAGCGGCGGCGCGTAGTGGAGTCATCAGTGCCATATCCTTGCAGGGCTTAAACTCGTTAAAATACCTCGCCCACATCTTCAGTTGCTCGCTGCTTAGCGGCTCCCGAGTAGTTGGCTTTGGCTTTGTCGTTATACTCTGAATTATTTGCTGTATGTCTCGCACTGTTCTTCCTTCCTGTTATTTTTTCGGGAAACAACCCTATCCAACCCTGAGCCATGCTCTGCTCCATCGTCTCGATGGCCACAGCGGCTCCCTCTCGATTCATCATCTTGAGCTGCGCCTTCACCATGTTCTGGTTGAGCGGCTTGTTGATGTCTCGACGGTGATCGAGCCACTCATTCCATGTCCTGAAAAAGTCGGGATTGTCCAACCTCTCAGGTAATATATATTCTACTCTATTATTCTTATTATATATATAGTAGTAGGGGGGTTTTTTGCGATTAGGCTGGTAACTTTCCAACAACTCTCCCTGTTTTTTCTTTTTCCTTGTTGTTTTTGGTTTTTTAGAGGGATTGTTCCGCGCAGACTTGCCAGTCACTTGTTGGTTTGTTGCCAGACACTTGCCAGTCACTTGCTCGTCACTTGTTGGTGACTTGCCAGTCACTTGCTCGTCGCTTGCCGTAAACTTGCCAAGCGCCTTCTTCGCTGCTTCGCGGCAATTTGTAAGCACCTCCAAGGTCATCTCGGAGGTGTCCAGCCAGTTCTGGAACTGCATCGCAGCATAGTGAATCGAGGAGCGTTTCCGCTTCAGCACCCGGGCCACTAGGTCGGATGACAGTCCCCTGTCCTTGTACAGCACAAAGACCACAGCGAACCGTGGAGTGATTAGCTCTGCCTGTTTTCGCATGGAGCGCAGATCGTCGAGGGTGACCCCGAAGAGCTGGGCTATTGCCTGAGCCGCCTCGAGAGCCCCGCTTATGTCGGTCGTGTAGACGAGGTTCTGCGGCTTGTTGTTGTTCTTGTTTTTCATGTCGTTGTTTATTGTTTACTTAATCCATAATCCAGTATCAGCAGTGCATCTGCTGTCTTGTCTGTAATCTTCTTCTCGAGCTCGGGGTGCCTCAGTATGGCCTCCCTCTTCAGCATCCTTTTCCACTCGCTCTTATCCACCGTCCGAGAGGAGCGTGTGCCCATGTCGAGCCACTTCTGCCATGTCTGGGGGCGAACGAGGTTCACCTTGCAGCCACTGGCGTTGAGGCACTCGATGGCGTACAGGGCACCCAGAAGGCACCCGTAGTTGGCACCGAAGTTGAACATCCTGCTGCCGGGGTGAGGGGTGCCGATGTAGCCCCCAACCTGTTCGACCCAAGCGACCTTGGGGAGGTGCCGTGTGACGAGCTCAGCTATGGCTGGCTCACCCTTGGGCATACGGTGCAGCGTAATGGCTCCACCTGTGTCATGCACGGCCACTCCACCTCCAGCGCCGGGGTCTATCCCGATGGTCACCATCCGATCTTCTCCCAGATGGCCTTGGTGAGCCTGATGTCGTTCTCGAGGTAGTCGAGGGCAGCCTCCCTGTCGGTCTTCCACAGCTCATGGAAGTGCTCCCCAGAGCCAGCCTTCTCGCCCACACCCAGAAATCTGGCCAGCCTGTCCAGACTGATCCGCTTCTGGAACTCGCCGCAGGCATACACCTCCATCAGGTCAACGAAGTTCTTCCGCCACTTCACTGGCTGATAAAACTCGAAGGGGAATGTAATCCCGTACTTCATCGAGCGCCTCAGGAGGAACGGCCAGTCGAATGAGTTTGAGTTGAACCCGATCCAAGTGGCCGAGAAGACCGGCCTGTAAAGCGCCCAGAATGCCTCCAGAATCGATTTCTCGCCCATGTCGGCTATCACATACACCTCGGGGTCATCCGAGAACGCATAGCCGATGGCGAGCACCCTGCCCGTGGTAGCCTCTAGAGGTGCCTTGGCGATGGCGTCCTTCGACGCCTTCTTGCGGTACGCCTCGATGGCCTCCTCCTTCTTGTAGGTGGCTGGCACCTTGACCGGGGGCAGCATCTCCTTGACTCGCCCGAGGGGCTCAGGGCCGGTCTCGATATCGAAACAGACCCCGAGCTTGCTCGGTGAATCGCCCAGCTTGGGAACCCTCGGCTCAGAATGGAACTTCATCGCCGTCAGCTTCCTTTTTGGCTGGCTCCTCGTTGACCGACTTGGCTTCGCGGTCGGCCTTGGCCTTGTCCCGCTTGGCTTGCCGCTCGTCCTGTGCCTCCTGTGGCCCTTCTCCGAAGGCGGTGTACTCAGGGGGCTCGTAGCCGTCACGCTCGGTGAGGACTGTCCACTCTCCAGAAGGCTCGACCGCCCTCTTGTTCTTCTTCACCACATCGACCAACGAGTATTGGATCTCCTCGTTGTTGTCATTGATGAAGGAGTTCTCCTCCACAACCAGCGTGGCTGACTTGCCGATGAGCGTGGTGAAGTCGAAGTCCTCATCAGAGGTGAAGCCATCCCCAATCCACCCTTCGAGGAGCGAGAACAGGTTGCTCCGCCTAGACCCTCCACTGATCACGGCATTGAGCCGCTTGGTCTTGACCAGCATGGCCTTGGTGTTGCCGTCATCGTCCTCGACCATGGCCTCGAAGTACATTTTTATGTACCCCTTCCAGCCGTAGTTCGACTTGATCCAGCCCATGTCCTCGACATCCACGCAGACGCCGCTGTGCACACCCTCTGGGCATGGGACTCGTTTACTGTTATTTGAGTTATTTGTTTTTATGTTTACTGCTAGTTTCATTTATGCTTAGTTCGCTTTCGCGTATGTTCTGTCCAGCCCCTCCAGATACGCCCGGGCCACTCGGCTCGGCTGGGGGGGCACTCTCACTTCCATAGTTGTTCACCTTTTTTCATTTCCTCCTTTGTCCTCCTTTTGCCCTTCTCGGGTAGCGCGGTAATGGCCGTCTCGAGTATGTCGGTCATGCTCGTTCCACGGGCAACGGCTACCCTTTTGAGTTTTAAGAGGTGCTCTTTGGTGAAACGAAAAGAGCAGAGGTGTTTGTTTATGTTATCCATGTCCTGTCCTTAATCGAGCCCGTTGGGCCGTCAAAGGCGGGAATGTATATGCGGATATATACGCTGTCAACCCCCTTTTTTTTCAGGCCCGTATTCAGGCTTGGCCTGTATGTACACGGTGGTATGATTTCCGCGAGATGAACAACAAGTCTGGTGGAGAAAAAAACAAGCAGCCAATCGGCATTCGCCTCGACAGGGAGGTGCTCGAGCTACTCGCCAAGGCCGCTGAAGCGGCTGGGGTGAGCCGCACTGAAATTATTGAGGAATGCGTCAGGGCACACGCTTCTGACTATGTTTCCCACATCTTCGAGAAGAGGAAGAGCTCCCTCGAGAGCTACCTAAAGACCTCAAAAGGCAGAAGGAAATAACCTCCTCCGCACTGCTGCCCGTCACCCTCGCCAGCCGCTCAACCTCCTGAGCAGCCCATCCTGTTAGCCTAATCTCCTTATTCATCCGGGGCACCATAGCGCCCTAGCTGGGACATATGCCGTCCTACCCCCCTCAAAAAAAAAGTGAAAAAAAATGTATTTACAGGGTTGACACTGACCATACTTGTATGTACACTGTTCCTGTGCTTCGCAATGGGCGGGGCCGAAATTGGACAGAACAACAATGAAAAAAATCACATTCACCGAAAACGAGCTGAAGGCAGTCAGGGTTTGCTTGAACTACAACGACCGTGAGTCTCAGCTTTGCGACAATTATTCAAACGGCGGGGTTGAGGAGTTCAAATTGGAGCTCGGCTGGAATGACCAGCAAGTCGGGGGGCTCATTTCTTCAATGACCGAAAAGGGCATTGGGTACATCGACAACGAGGAGAGCGATGGAATCTTTTGGCTCACCGAGGATGGCGTTAACGCTTACTTCGATCAACTGGAAAAACAGGGGGCGTAAGCCCCCTCTTCTTTACGACTGCGAAATTGGACAGAAATGAAACTCAAGGACACAAACGGGAAGGAATACACCTTCTGGCATGAAGACTACGAGGTTGGCTGCGGGGGCACCGAAATCCCGATGAACTACCTCGACGGCAAGACATACCTGTATGTCTGGAATCCCTCGGAAAAGCACTACGCTTACTATGTGTATCAGGATGATGTCTTCATCCCCGAGAACGCAGCGCCTTGGGTGACCGGGGCGACAACCTACACTTTTGGAAACTGATATGAAGGACAAGAAAGCAACAAAAAGAGCAATCAAGCCGATCCCGATCCGCCCTGCCTACATGGGCAGCGTGAGCGAGGCCCAGCTAGAGGCACGGCGCAAGGCCGGGATGTTCTCGTTCATGCAGAAACGAGACCAGCAACAGGACTGGGGTTAAAATTATGAAGGATAAATTCTTCCAAGAGGAGCTGGATGGAATTCGGCTGGAGATCGAGGAGCGCCACGCCGCGCTTAGGTACATAGGCATCAGCCCAGCCAAGCGGCTCACCAAGACGCTTATCGAGCGTTTCGATAAATGCGTCAACTGGGCGAACGACTTCCGCGACTACGGCTATGACCGCAGGGAGAAGTTCATGGCGGCGAACCGCTACTCGAAACTGTTCCTGATCACATCAGGAGCGTTCGAGCTGAAGTCACCCCTGCCCAAGCTGCGGAGACTGAAAGGACAACGATGATTACGATTCACAAGCTGAAGCATAACCCGCGCAAGGTGAAGAACACCTTCTGCGGCCCCGCCGTGCTGGCGATGCTCACTGGGCTCAGCCCAGAGGATGCGGCCATCCACATCCGCACACACCAACACCTCCGAGAGTGTGGCCGGGGGGAGAAGCGAAACGGCCAGAGCCGAGTGGTGAAGGGCACCTACTTCAGCGACCTCAAGCTGGTGCTGGACGAGTTCAAGTTCGAGACGAGGACGCTCCTCTACCAGCCGTGGAGGAACAGTGCCAGACCGACACTGGTGAAGTGGTTCAACGAGATCAGGAGCATCGGGGATCACCCCCTGCTGGCCAGCGATCACGCTCACCTGTTGAGCGCCGGTTACCACTGGATGCTCGAGCACAAGGGTATGCTCTACGACTCGTTCCACCCCAAGGGAACCTCACTGAAGGACTCCAAGTATCGGAGGCGAAAGGTGAGCGAGGTCTACTCAATTTTCTGTGGCGGGGCCGATTACGAAACCGTTCGCAGAAGTCTAACCAAACGATAAACAGAAAGGACAGAACAACATGACAGAGATAATTGTAAACGGGAAGTGCCCATCCTACATCAAGAAGGAGGAGATCAGGGCTATAGTGTTGGCGACAATAACTGTAATGGCATATCACGGCCACTACCTAAAGAGGCCGCAGGATGGAGTTAAGGTCTGCATCTCCCAACGCTCTCTCGGTAAAAACAGGCTCAACCCAGAGAGTGAAAACGGGGGTGTTGCTTGGAGGGGGCTGGGGATGTTCAAGATCAAAGGAGGGATTAGGAACAAACCCTCATTCACTACCGTCTTGATCCATGAATCCATTCACCTGTGCGCGAGCTGGGGTGACAGTGATGAGTTCATAGTGTCAACGCTCACCGACAGGCTAAAGGAAAGTGTCATCGAGATAGCGGAAGAGTTGGCGAGCAATACCTACAGGCGAGCAGCCTGTTTTGCTCACACCAACAAGAACATGGCGTATCATAAATCAGAAGATGAAGACTGCTACAATGACGAGCAGTGGAGCAACAAGAAAACAACCAGCGGCAACAAATCGATTGCCGCATAAAGAAAGGACAGAACAACATGACGATAACAAGCAAGGAATCCATCAAGGGATTATTAAACGACCCCACAATAGTACGGCTCTACCAGTACACCAACGCACTGTCAGGGCTCACCGCATGGGCTGCCTTCGAGCACCCCTCGCACGATGACACGGGCGTGTCACCGTTTGTGCTGAACCGCATCACGCTCAAGACCGAGGACGGCATCACCGCCGTTGGGAAGGAGTTGGTCGCATGAAACAAAAGAAGAAGGTTCGTAAACGCAAACACACAGCCCCCACTAGGGCGAGGAGGGTCATCTCCAAGGACGGGCATATGTGCGCCCGGGGAAGCAAGAAGCTGAGGCGGGGAGTGAGACCGTGGCTGAGCATAGGCTCCGAGTATTTTATGTGAAAAAATCGTTTGATATTATACTGCCAGAATAAAATCAAACGCGAAAAGCCCCTGTTTTAGGGGCTTTTTTGCCAATTTCCCCCATGAAAAAAAAGTGAAAAAAATGCATATACAGGGTTGACTCAGGCTCTACTTGTATGTACACTGTACTTGCCGGTGGGAGAAAGCACCGAGCGGAAACAATGAAAACAACGATACAAAAAAACAAGACAACGATCCTCAGAACCCACACCCCCTCCGAAGGTTTTGTGGTTGCAACGATAACGGCAGGCACAGGGCTGTCACACGATCTTCAATCCTCCACCGGGGAGCGCCGGTCGGAGCTCTTGGTTCACAACAAGGTTTTCAAAACCTTCCGCGATCCCAGACTCGCCAAGCTGTTCTTCAACATCTTGGAAGCAGGCGAGGTCAACACAGACCACTGGCGCAGGCCAAGCCAAGAGGGAGGCGATTGGTTCCTTCTAAAAGAGTGGCACACGCTTCAAGCCGACAAGTTGTTGCTGGGAGAACAATTCAAAGTGGATGAGAATAAGGAGATACTCCTCGCCATCCATGGGAACTAATCATCCTTCCCCGTTGCCCTCTGCGGAGGGCATAGGGGAGCGATGCTCCACAACAAACATAAACAAAAAAATGACAACAACAAAAGCACACCCATTCGAGAAATCTGGTAACGGTATTGGCCCCTTTAGTTTCGTTGGGGTGATAAGCCTGCCGTCTAGGGCTCTCCAAGAGCACAACCCTTCGGCTTTCAATTTGCAAATGAGCGAACTGTGGGGGCAGGCTAGAAACTTGGGAGTGAGGCTTGGCTCCTGCGATCACTGCGGAACGGGAATTGTCCATCACGCTATTATTCGCGATAGCGAGGGTAAGCGTTTCGTTGTTGGCATGGACTGTGTTGCTAAAACCTCAAAGGACTCGCTTGGCAGCCGCGCCAAGATTGAAAAAGCAAGAGTCACTCGGGAGCGCATTCAGGAGAGCAAGGCCATCAAACATGAAAAGTGGTTGGCCTCCCCGTCGAAGCAGGACTCCTCCAAAACCAACGCTCAGGTTAGACAGGAAAAGATTGATGCCCAGAACGCGAAGCGCGAAGCCGAGCAGCGGGAAATCAAAGCTCGGGCCAAGGTTGTCTGCGCCAAGTGGAAATTCTTTGTTGAGCGCCTCGGCAAGGAGCAGATCGAACGGTCAGGTTTTCTTTCTTCAATCGCGAGAGGGCTTGTGAATGGACAGGAGCCGAGCGGCAGAGGGCTTGATATTTGTGCCGAGATTTTCGCCAAAACATTTGGCCGTGGAAACTCAAAAGCCTTTGAAGATGCAGTTGCAGATTTCTGGAAAGAGATAGACAGAAAGGAGGTGAAATAATAATGGATGTGAAATACCCCAACATCACAAACAACCGGCAGCGGATCAAGTTTGGCCTCGAGCCACTTGACTATGTTGACCGGCTCAAGGGAATCGAGGGATACGACAACCTCTCAAACAATGTGAAGTTGTTCCTCGTCGAGATGGCCATAAAGGCTGATGCCCTTGATGGATTCATCGGCAAGATCGAATCCAAGAAACAGGTGGAGGCTTAAAGCCTCCCTTCACTTGAGCCCCTCACGGGGGGGTTCAGTTGAGGGAGACCTCAGAAAGGACAGAACATAATGAAAATAAAATACATAAAAGCAGGGGCAGAACACGAAGACAGATATGAGCTCTGGGTTATCACTAGAGATCATAAAAACCAAACACTCACAGAAAGCCCAACGGCGAGAGTAAAACCAAGAAACATAAGTGAAGAATCTTGGGATTTTAGGTTAATGGCTGACGAGCACAGCTCCTGCCACTTGATCGGTGAGATCAGAGGTTATACCGATTGGAACAACGACAGAGAGTGGGCAGCATTCGTTTACGAAGGAACCTCAGAATGGGACGAGTATGATCCCAGCGCATACAAGAGACTGTGCAAGAGGAGCACAGGCCCACTCACTGGGGAGAAGGAATTCCTAGAGGATTACTTCATGGAGTTCGGCGTGGAGTACTTATAAACAGAAAGGACAGAACATAATGAGAAGAAAATATCTCACATTCAATCGGATCGAGTGGAACATCTTTGATCACCGCTATTGCCTGCTTGAGGACTGCATCTTTGAGATGATCGAATCAAGCATCGAGAGTGATCTAGATGGGACAGGGTTTGGCCAGTTACCAGAAAACTGGAAAGACACAATCGCCCTCGGCGGTGAGCTTTACAACAAGGTGACCAAGAAGTCATCTCCCATCCCGCAAATGCTGGAGAAGTGGAACAGGAATCATGTCGCGAGACTTGATGTGACCGAGCTGAGCATGGCTGAGAAATTTGTGCTGGCTGATGTCGTTGATGGCAACACTTGGTTCAACGAGTTTGAGGATTACAAGGCAGACTACAAGCACTGGAAGGAGACCGGCGAAACTGGGTACTACTATGACCCAAAAGTTCACGGGCTCTACGGCACCCCTAGCGAGCAACTGAAGGCCGCTAGGTCAATAGAGAGGAAGCTGAAGAATTTGGGGATCGTTACACGATTCCCTTGAACAGAAAGGACAGAACATAATGACACTATACACACGATCACCAAAGGCCGGGGCGACATGGTACGCCGAGGAGCGAGTAAACGGGGTGCGGGAGAAATTCTGCACCAAGACAAGCGACAAGGCGGAGGCCAGAAAAGTGGCCGAGAAACACTTCGCCGGTGTGCTGCTGGGCATTGAGACCCCAAGCAGGGCAAAACGCTCTCAGAGGCTCGATATGGAGCAGCTAGAGGCATCCTACCCGATATTCGCTGCGGACATCGATGGGAAGACCCGCGAGGGGAACCTCAACTCGCTCAAGGCAGCTCGCCGCGAGGCAGGCGTCGATGATCCCTCGATCATGTCGCCTGAGACTTGGGTCATCTACAAGGCGAAGAAGCTCGAGGGCAAGCAGGGTGCCGAGAAGGCCAGCGCACTGCGCTCCCTGCGCTCCTGTGAGACCAAGATTCGCAGCCTGTTCCGCAAGGACATCAGGCCGCTGTACGGCAACCTACCCGAGCGGTTGGTTGCGTTCCTCTCACAGCCCAAGACCAAGGCACCCCCGGTCAGCTACACGCTTCCGCCAAAGGCGCTGATAGATAAGACATGGGAACTGTCAAGGGAGCTCGCCACTCTGGCGCCGAAGGCTCACTCGGCCTTTATCATGGCTGCCACAGGGGGGCTCAGGGTGAAGGAGATTCTCGGCTTTAGACAGGAGTGGGTTAATTACCACGCTGAGATGACCAAGCCCGAGCCCACACTCACCATCCCCGGCAGCGAGAGCCTCTTCCAGACCAAGTCGAGGAAGGCTCGCACCATCCCGATCGGCAAGGCGTTCCTCGCTGCTGCCTGCGAGGGCATCACCGAGAGCGACATCGCCACGCTCAACACTTGGATGAAGGACAAGGTTGGCTGGACTACCCAGAAGGGTGCACATGAACTCCGCAAGTTATACGGGGCACAGGTGGCCACAGGCTACGGTCTCTATGTCGCACAGCGCCTGCTCGGGCACAGTGATCCCAGCATCACGGCAGCCTACTACGCTGACCTGTGTGAGGTGCCCCGAGTGGTAGTGCGGGAGGGTTGATCAAGCGCCGCTTGGGTGTAAGCAATCACTTGGGTGTGTGTCCCAAGCACACTACCAAGTTACACCCAAGTGGCTTTTTTCTTAGGAAAACTGGTACCCCGGGAAGGACTCGAACCTTCAACCAATTGATTAAGAGTCTGAATTTAATCAAGGAATACCCTAAAGAAAGTGACCATAATGTATATATTCCCGTTTGTCTATACAGGGGCAGCCTTTATTTGCAGGGGTAAAATGAGGCCGGTTTACACCCAAAATTCACACCCAATTTCGCACTTGGGTGTAAGCACTAAAGCAGCTTGTAGTGCACTACATCTCGGTGAAACTTCTGGAGCCGAATCCTAAAGGTCTTCTTCTCCGCAGCGTCCTCTCTGATTAACTTCCGCAGGCGCCTAATTAGGGTGGACTCGCTGACATCGAGCTTGTCTGATAGCTCCCTTAAAGTGTTCCACCCCACGGGAACCTCCTCGACCTTGTAGGGCTCGCTTAGGGCTTTGGCCCAATCTGCCATGGTTTTGTCAGTCCGATCCACCCGAGGTCTTTGTCCCTTTGCATCTGCCATAATTCAAAGCCTCCCGTCTTGTTGTCTATTACCCCATACCCCCAGCCGTGACTGTGCCTAAGCGTGGAGGCTAGTCGCTCATTGAATGGGTGATCCAGCCTGCACAGGCACCCAACAGCTCGGGCCTGTCGCTTCTCCAAACCGGGGACGCTCGCTAGGTCAACCGCATGGATGTGGCCGAACAGGCAGGAGCCGTAAACCAACCCGTGCTGCCGTGCTGCGTTCACCCCGTGGAAGTAACCGTGCAGCATCTTGAGCTTGCCCATCTCGAGCACCCCCTTCCGCTTACAGTAGGGGAGCGTATTTATCTTCAGCTTCTTGCACCTGTGGTCGAGGTCTGAAACCCCTTTTTGTGCAAATTCCCCGAGGATCCCCTCCTTGTTTGTGAAAGTCCACAGGCGCTCATCGTGGTTTCCCCTGAGCCAGTAGTGGGGCTTCCACTTGCCAAGGAACCCCAGCCCAGCGTCGAGATCATACTGGATGGTCTCAGCCTTCTCCTCCTTGGTTGCTCCGCTCCTTAGCGGCCTGAAGTCAAACAGGTCACCCCCGAAGATTCGGTGATGAGGTTTCCACTCCTTCGTAAACTCGAGAAGCGCATCGACTGCATCGTGATCCTGTAGGTCGCCATGTAAATCACTGGCGAAGATTATTCGTTCGAGACTCATTACGCTTTATGTGCCTCCTGTATAACTGGTTCGCGATCTTTGCGCTGGAGGCAACGCCGATCAGTTTCCCCTTGGGGGTGTACACCCTGATCTTGTTGTCGCGCTTGATTGCCCTGTAGCCCTCCTCGGTTGTCCTCATCTCCGAGTCGCCAACCTTCTCTGGGAGGTAGCTGAACAGGTCTAGCCTTTCGGCTTCTGTAAAAAACTTGGGCTTCCTGACAAAGACAGTGTTGCCGTAGCTTATTGCCTCGGCTCCACTCTTGACCGCCTTGCCTGTTGCCCTGTCGTAAAAGTAACCATGCCGCTTGGGGTTCATCCCAACTTGTGTCCAGCCTTTCATCGATGGCAGCTCCCTGCTCTTGACCAGCTTGCCTTCAGCGGTTGCCATTGTTGTTTTGTTCCGCTCGCCCGTGCCGATCTTCATGCCGATCTTCTGGCTTGTTATGTGGAACTTGGGTTCAAGGATTCTCGAGAAGACATCGTACCCGATAACCCTCCCCAGCTTACTCTTGTTCTCTGCCTTGTGGTGAATGGTTATGGCATACACAGGAGAATCAAGCTGCCCCTCTGCCATCATCAATAGCGACTTGTTGTAGGTTGGAATGTCTATGCGAAGCGCAACATCAAAACCTTCTGGCAACTTCTCGGCTTCCCCTATGAGCGGAAGCTGATCCTCTTTCATAGTCGCCTCCAGCTTGGCCAAGTTCTCTTGGGACAGGATAACATTATCCTCTGTTGGCAATGTGACCTCCTTGGCTACAGGTCGCATCAACTCAACCGCAACATCCCACTGTTGACGGCTGATAGCACCCTCCCCCAGTGCAACCAGTAGCTGCTCTGTGTTGGGGCCGAGCTCCTCGGGGAGGAACTTTACGGTTTGTTCATTTCCTCGCTCTCTAGCAACAAATCCAGAACGATCTGGCCGCGACTTTGCGCCACTTCCTTTGCTGCCAAGAGTTGATGAAATGAGTTCTGCATTTCCTCGCTCGATCTCCCTTGCGACTCTAATGATCTCCTTGACGGGGGTCTTCCCCCGCTTGGCCCGATATTCCTCTCCGAGGTAAGTGTCATATGATTCCTTCTTTGGCTCTATGCCTTTAGCCCTTGCATCCAGTTCAATCTGTGCAGCCCACAATGCTGCCTGTACTTCTCTTGGTTTCCAACCCAATTTCTTGGCAACCTCACCAATAAGTTTCTTGCCCTTGCGAACCTGAGCAGCGGATGGAGTGCTGCCCTGTTGCAGATTCTTTCTGCCATAAATTATCCTTGCGACATGACGGTCAATCGCAACGCCGCTTGAGTCGCCGGTAGTTGCCTTGGCAAACTCACCGATCTTCTGCCCCTGCACCATCTCGTCACGCTTGATGCGCTCGAGGTTCTTCACCACTCCCTCAAGGAATCCCTCGAAGGGTTGGCCGGTGATCATCTGTGTGTATGCCCGAAGGGCGAGCGTCACATTACCAGCAACACCTGTTGCCTGTGAGGTTGCGCCCAGCACCTTCTCAAAAGTCTTCGCCCCTGCCACACCGAATACAGTGTTAAGCTGTTTATTGTAACGCTGATACCATGTGCGCCATGTGCGCTCAGACATCGCTGCCGCAGCCAGCTCATCCACCGAGCGGATGGTCTCTGGGCCAACCTTCTCTGGAAGGAAAAGCCTCCTTGATACAATACCCCTGCTATCAACCTCCCTTGGTTTTATCTCTATAACATCAGTTAACGGGTAGAGGTATTTTGTTTTACCATTCCAAGCAAATGGGGAATCATTGCTAATGTTGTGGAGCTGTTTCATGGACTCAAACTCCTCACGGCTTTCGGCCTTCAATGGTTCGCCTATTTTAGCATAACCCACATGAGTAGCCTTCCCAACTCCAGTTCTAACGAGCCCAACTTTTTTGCCCACATAGGCGTTTAAACTTTTAGACTCTCTTGTCTCATGCGTCTTTAACCCAGAGAGAATCTGACCAGTGAAGTTCTGGCTGCTGTCGTTAATGTTTATCCCAATATTTGTCCCTTCAGCCTCTGGTAGGTAAGTGTATTCTCCCGTTTTTTCGGTGTAGGCTTTTGCAATTGCGTCCCTACCTTTATGTGGGCTTGGCCCAGATGTTTTTGTTACGATCTTAATCTTGGGAACCTTAACCCCGTTAGCTTTAAACGCTTTCTCAACCTTGTCCCGAAGAAGCCTAACCCCTCCTTCATCTTTTGAAACAATGGTAACACTCTTAACATTTTTAAAGTCTGGGTTAAGAATGTACGCTTCAGTCCTGTTAGACTGAACAGCAACCATCGGCTTCATAACATGACCACTAGGCGTTGTGTGCGTTAACGATGCTGTTTTACCTTGTGACCCTTGCCCAACCAATTGCTTTAAAGCAACCCTCTCTAACTCAGACCAAGCCCCAGACTCTCCTCTGGTTTTATAAACCCTCTTAACTTCTGCAAGTGCGGAAGCTGGAATAGATACCATTAATTGATGAGTCCTTGCAGCGTCGATCCCTTTGTTTCCCACAAGAAGGTGAGTGTCCAAAACCTTCGCCCCAGAAGGGAGTGTTGTGTAGGATTCTTTTTCTGGTGTTCCAAAACTTCTACCGTTTTTATCCCCTAAGTTTTTCGAGGCGTGTATATCTGTTAACCCAACCCCAACCCCATAATGGTGATGGCTTGTTGCAACAATTGGAGACTTCCTGTCCCACTCAAAAAAAGCATCATAGTTCCCTTGAGAAAGAAACTTTTGTCCATCAGCAACCGAGGCATAAACCCTCGGCGGGGCATCCACATCCTGTCGGAGGCTGCTACCAAAAGCCTTCTCATCTGCAAGCGCCTCGGAAAGGGCAAACTTCTTCCCCAGCTCCATCGTGGCAGCTCTAACCCCACTAGCCTCTGATGTCTCTGCTACACCTTCCTTGATCATTACATCTTGCTCGCCTTTACTTAGTTGCTTGGCAACTTGCTGGGCTTTCATGGCGGCAACATCTATATCAGCATCTATAGCCTCGAATGCACTGGTTAGCCAACTCTTATTAATGTGATCTCTTGTTTTAAAGCCGCCCTTCTTGGTTGATGTTCCAGCCATTCTGGCTAGATCGAGTTTCCCTATGCCTGATACAACAATAGAGGCTTTTTTGGTTTTTTCTAAAATTAGTTTGTGTGTTTTTTGCGCTAGATTTTTCGCTTCCTTGTTTGTCAACCCGATCTCAGACAACCTCCCCTGCAAGGAATCAAGCGCATCCCGCTTCAGGGTCAATACCCTAGACGGGGTGACCTTGTCATAATGCTTGGATAGCTCATTAATCTTGCTCTGTTGAGCCTTGTTAATTCTGGGGGTTGTTGCTGGTAAGTTTTCTGGCTGCTTGGATGCTGGCAGGAAGTTCGCTTGGTTCAGCCTGTACACCTCTTCGCTGAACGGGAACCTCTTCTGTGAGTTGTCGAGGTGCATCGAGGCTATCCTGTCCAACCTAAAGCTCCTTATCAGGAACTCCTTCTCGGCCATCTTCTCGAGCGCCAGCGGGTTCAGCCCCGCCCTGCCTCTTGCCCCTATAAATTCGTTTAGTATGTTGCGCTTGGTTTCCCCAAACAACTTGGCTGACTCCACCCTGTCACCGCTTGCAAGGTTCTGGAGGTACTTCATTGCGTCCTCGTAAAACTTGTTGGGGTTGTCCCAGTGCCGCAGCCACTCTGTGTTGCGGTTCCTCCACTGCCTAAACTTCTTGTCCAGCGCGGTGATGTCGAGTGCCCGTGCATAGAAGTTGCCCTCCCTGCTGATGTTGATGCTGTAGGGAACGACATTCCTTCGGGTAGACTTCAGTGATGCGTACACCGGCTGACCGTTTCTGTCTCTCCTCGTAGCTGCCCAGTATTCTGTGTCGAACATCCTGCCGTCACCGAGCGACTCCTGCATCAGGTTGAGGAACTCCTTTATGCGGGAGTGGATGTCCGCCTTGTTGATGGCATCCATCTGCTCCTTGCTGAACTTCAGCCCCGTGTACTCCACCTTGCCATCTGCACTGACTTGCTTCCGAACCTGTAGGGGGTCACCCGTGTCCACCGCAGACTCGATGGCATCGACAACCTTGTTGGCCGTTTCCTTCTCGAGCACACCAGCCTCGGAGCCCTTCACCATCTTGATGTTGCCCTTCTTGTCAGTGGTGAACAGCTCGGACATTGGGTTGTCCTTGAACTGCTCCTGAAACTTTGCCATCTCCTTGTTCGACAAGCCCCGGGTGCGAACGAAATTCTTGCTGACCAATTTATTGTCCAGCGCATGATGGTCGGCTATGGCTCTCTTGGCCCTCACCATGTCACGCAGAATCGCGTTGACCGCAGGGGAGTGATTCCTCAGTGGGTTGCCCTTCTCGCCCTCAAACAAAATCGAATCTGTCGGCTCCTTCACCACTGGATCAAACTCAACACCGAAAGCTCGAGTCACTGCGTTCCGCATCATGCCGATCCTGCTCTCAGCGTCAGCCAGTATGAGACGGTCAAGGGCTCTGCGCGTTAGTGTGTCAAAACCTTTCCCCGCCAACAGTGCGTCTGGCTTGCTGCCCGTTATAAGTGTGGCGAACGCTTCGGCGCTCAGCTCCTCGATGGTGTTGTCACGCCAGTTCTCCATCCACCCTACGCGACTCTCCTTGTTTAGCCTCCTCGCATATTGAGTCGCCAAGTCTCTTAGCTGCGACTCGTTGAGTAAGCCGGGGCGAATTACTTCATCCCCAGACCCTCGCACACCCATGATGGCATCCTTGAGCCTGCCCTTGTAGGCTTTCATGCCGTCCAGCTTTCCAACAGCGTGGAAGACCTCATGCGCCATGGCGTGGCCCTGCCATGTTGAGCCGGTCAGCGCCTTGTCAAACGAAGGTGTCCAGCCGGTGTTTATAATAACCTCTGGCCTGTCCCCTTTTATAAGCTGGGCACCTCGAGCGTACTGGCTCCCAACCCTCTCCTTGAAGGCTTTATTGTTTAAGAATGTAACGATCACATCCTCGCCAGATGAGCCCTTGGCGAAGCTGTGCAAGTCCATGATCTCGGCAGCCCTGTTAAGGCTCTCGGTCTTCGTAAGGTCTCCCCCAACAAATTCTGAAACAGCGAGCGCCTCGGCCTCTGACCTCTTGCTTGTCTCGGCAAGGAATCTTCCGAAGTCCGCCTTGATTGCGCTCCTGCGCTGTGAGCCCGTCATCCTGCGGAAAGCGGCACCAGTCGTTCCACCTACCACACCGAAGGCAGCGCCTCCTGCAAGCCCTCCTGCTGCGCCCTGTTCCCTCGCTGTGCCGTAGCCCAACCCAGCACCAACAACTCCACCCTCAAAGGCACCTCGAGTTGCTGCTCCCGCTGCTGTCAGTGCGGTGTCGCCTCCAAGCACAGATGCCGCTCGAGACACTCCCCGAGTCAGCTTGCTCTTGGTTGGGTCTGCTGCCATGCCAGCGAACACACCCATCCTTGTGGGCTGCTTGCCCATCTGCTCACCCACTCCCAGCGCAATGTCTCCAAGTGTCTCGGCACCCTTGGCGGCGCCGTACACAGTGCCAACCGTCTGGCCCACCGGGGTAGCCACAGCCCCCATCCCCGTGGCTGCGATTGCTGTGCCCTTTACAGTCTGCTCTGGCACACCGGGAACGGCTTTCGTTATGGCCTCTGACGCTGCCGTCATGGCCTTTTCCATCGGTATGGCTACGGCTTTGCCTGCAACCTTCGCGGCTTTGCCTGTGCCCTTTAAGCCAGCGGCAGTGGCTTTAGTGGCGAGCTTGCCTATCGTACCTCCACCGAACGAAACAAACAACGAGGGGTCAAGGCCGAGCCCCAACGCAACCGCCGCCTTTCTGTTTACGGGAATGCTGTCAGGCAGTATCTGATCCTTGCCCTCCTCGTAACGCAGCGTCTGCTGTGCAAAGTCTCGAGCCGCCAGCCACTGCTTGTAGCCAGCATCATCTCCATCGGGGCTGAACAATGAACTAAGCAGCGCCTTCCCCTTGAAGAACACGCTGTTTGGGTCAGTGGATTCACCCAGCATCCCGTAGAGGGCTCTGGTGCCCTGCGCTGCGCCTTCAACAACTGTCCCCGCCATGTTAGCGTCCTCATCCCAACTGAAGCCTTCAGCGACCATGTTGCCCAAGTAGGAGACTGCCGCGCTGCCTGCCTCCATCCAATCAACATCGGGATCGTGCTTGCCGAACTCGAGGTACTCGGACTTGGGCGGCTTGTACTCGGGGATGGAGGTGATGAGGTTGTAAGCCTTCTCTGGGGAGAGCTTAACAACGCCGCTTCCAAACGCCTCGTTCTGGTTTGCAAGCCTGAGGAACTCCTCCTTCAGCTCCTCGTCGTTCTGGATGTAGGAGGGGTAATTCTTTGCAACTCTGATGAACAGCTCATCATCAGGTACATCCTTGTAGTCAGGATACTTCGCCCTGACCTTGCCAACGA